GGAATAACTTCTGCTACATTGGCAGATGGTGAGTTATACCTAAATAAAAGTGTAGGTTCTTTACAATTTTCAAGTGGAGCTAATAACCCAATAACAGTAGTACCACTAAATGCACCTGTTGTTGGAAATGTAACATTGGTAGGAAATTTAACAGCATCTAACGCATATTTTAGTGGAGATGTTGCAATATCTGGAAATTTATCTTTAGGAAATAATACTTCCGATAATATAAATGCACTTGGTGTATTTACATCTAATTTAGTTCCTGGTACAACAAATACTTATAATTTAGGAAGTGTAACTAATCAATGGAATAGTTTATTTATAAATAATGTATCAGCATCTGCTTTAACTGCTTCGTTGCAAGAAGGATATGTTTGGGTAGGAAATTCATCTGGTAGGAATAGAACATTTGCAACATCATCATTGAGTACATTTAGACAAAATGTTTCCGTCATAGGAACTAATACAAATGCATCTCCTTTTGTTGTTTATGTTTTGACAGCTAGTTTGGTATTGACACTTCCAGCATCACCTACAATTGGTGATTGGATAAAAATATCGAACCTTTCAAATACGGCAACATGTACATTGGGTAGAAATGGTGCTAATATAATGGGACTTGCAGAAAATCTTTTATTAGATGATCCACAAGCTAGTTTCGAATTAATATACTCCGGACCAGCATATGGATGGGTGGTAATAGGAGCAAATTAAAATAAAAAATATGAGCACATTTAGACAATTATTTTCTGATGTAAACGTATTCACCTCACAAAGTATAACAGAATACTCAATGTCGGTTACCGATAAAGATAATGTTGTCCAAATGAATAGTTCTAGTCCAAATTATTTTCATATTGCAAATGAAAGTTATTCACCTGCAAATGCAAATTTTCCAATAGGATCGGAAGTTACTGTGATAAGAGTTGGTAGTGGAGTGACAACGTTTACAACCGGAAGTGGAGTTACATTGAATTCAAGATTAAATCTAAATCAGATTACAACTCAATATACCGGTGTCACACTACTTAAAACCGCATCAAATGAATGGTATATAATTGGTAATGTTGGTTAATTTTAAAATACATGAAATTACTGAATTTAGGTATAAAATGGCAGTTAGCAGTAACCCCAACTCCAACACCTTCGTTGACACCATCATTGACACCATCATTGACTCCAACATCTACACCGGCAATATCAATAACACCATCGAATACACCAAGTATAACTCCTACGTTAACACAAACTCCAAGCAATACTCCAAGTAGAACTCCAACAGTAACACAGACACCATCCGCCACACCATCCAATACTCCATCAAATACACCAAGCTATACAGTATCGTTATCATTTGGTGCATCACCAAGTAGAACAGCATCGGTATCAGTTAGTCCTACAAATACGCCATCAAACACACCAAGTAATACTCCATCGAATAGTGCATCTAATACACCATCCAATACTCCAAGTAGAACCGTTTCGATAAGTGTTAGCCCTTCAAATACACCATCCAATACACCATCAAACACAGCCAGTAACACACCATCAAACACACCTAGTAATACCCCAAGTAGAACTGTTTCGGTAAGTCCATCTAATACACCATCCAATACTCCAAGTAGAACCGTTTCGATAAGTGTTAGCCCTTCAAATACTCCATCTAATACTCCTAGCAACACTCCATCCAATACTCCAAGTAGTACACCTATAACTTCACCTTCCAATACACCAAGTAGGACAACTTCAATATCCGTAAGTCCTTCAAACACCCCATCGAATACACCTTCCAATACACCATCTAACACGCCATCGAACACCCCATCCAATACCCCATCTAATACACCAAGCAGAACCGTTTCTGTAAGTGTATCACCATCGAACACTCCATCGAATACACCCAGCAATACCCCAAGTAGAACTGTTTCGGTAAGTATATCTCCTTCCAATACACCAAGCAATACCCCGAGCAATACACCATCTAATACACCAAGTAGGACAGTATCTATAAGTGTATCTCCATCCAACACACCAAGCAATAGTCCATCAAATACTCCAAGTAATACTCCGTCAAATACACCAAGTAATAGTCCATCAAATACACCAAGTGTAACAACATCAATATCACTAAGTCCTAGTAACACTCCATCTAATACACCAAGTAGGACAGTATCTATAAGTGTATCTCCTTCCAACACACCATCGAATACACCAACTAACAGTCCTTCAAATACACCATCCAATACACCATCCAATACACCAAGTAATACACCAAGTAGAACTGCTTCGATTTCATTGAGCCCCTCAAACTCACCATCAAATACTCCTTCAAATACACCAAGTGTAACAAATACTCCTTCAAATTCACCATCCAACACACCTAGTAATACCCCAAGCAATTCACCATCCAATACACCCAGTATAACGCCAACTCCATCAACTACTATTTCTATTGGAGCATCAATTACACCCACACCAACTATAACACAAACACCATCCAATACACCCAGCAATACGGCATCGGTTTCACTAAGTCCATCTAATACTCCATCAAACACACCCAGTAATACGGCATCGATTTCGGTAAGTCCATCTAATACGCCATCCAATACACCAAGCAATTCACCATCTAATACACCCAGTAATACTCCATCGAACTCACCAAGTAATACTCCATCTAACACACCTTCAAATACTCCAAGTGTAACAAACTCTATTTCGGTGAGTCCATCGAATACACCATCTAATACACCAAGTAATACTCCCAGTAATACGCCATCCAATACACCAAGTAATACTCCATCTAACACACCAAGTAGAACTGCTTCGATAAGTGTAAGTCCATCGAATACACCAAGTAATACTCCATCAAATACACCATCGAATACACCAAGCAATACTCCAAGTAATACTCCATCAAATACACCAAGTGTAACCACTTCAATTTCAGTAAGTCCTTCAAACACACCCAGTAACACACCATCAAACACGCCATCAAATACTCCGAGTAACACACCATCAAATACTCCATCCAATACTCCAAGTATAACAATATCAATTTCAGTAAGTCCTTCTAATACACCGAGTAACACACCATCGAATACTCCAACAAATTCACCTAGCAATACACCATCGAATACTCCAAGTAATACTCCAAGTAATACACAATCAATAAGTGTATCTCCATCCAATACTCCAAGTAATACACCATCAAATACACCAAGTGTTACTAATTCTATAAGTGTAAGTCCATCGAATACGCCGAGTAACACACCATCAAATACTCCAAGTAATACGCCATCAAATACTCCAAGTAATACGCCATCAAATACACCGAGTAATACACAATCAATAAGTGTATCTCCATCAAATAGTCCTAGTAATTCACCATCGAATACTCCCAGTAATACACCATCCAATACTCCAAGCAATACTCCTTCAAATACACCAAGTGTAACTGCTTCTATAAGTGTATCTCCATCTAATACACCATCTAATACACCTAGCGTTACTAATTCAATTAGTATTAGTCCATCCAATACACCATCTAACACACCAAGTAATAGTCCATCAAACACACCAAGCAACACACCATCGGAAACACCTAGTAACACACCATCAAATACACCAAGTAATACAGTATCCGTTTCAATAAGTCCTTCGAATACACCATCGGTTAGTCCATCCGAAACACCATCTATTACAGTTAGTCCATCCAATACTCCAAGTAACACACCATCAAATACACCAAGCGTAACTACTTCTATAAGCGTTTCACCATCGAATACGCCATCTAACACACCATCTAACACACCAAGCGTTACAGCATCTATTTCGGTAAGTCCATCGAATACCCCATCCAATACACCATCCAATACACCAAGTAGAACTGCTTCAATTTCAGTAAGTCCTTCAAATACACCATCTAATACACCCAGTAATACTCCATCCAATACACCGAGTAGAACTGCTTCTATAAGCGTTTCACCATCCAATACTCCATCTAATACACCGAGTAGAACTGCTTCTATAAGCGTTAGCCCATCTCGGACACCATCAAATACACCAAGTAGAACTGCTTCGATAAGTGTTAGTCCATCAAACACTCCAAGCAATTCACCATCTCGGACACCATCGAATACACCAAGTAGAACTGCATCAATAAGCGTATCTCCATCAAGAACACCTAGCGTAACACAAACACCATCAATAACAATATCACCATCTAGAACTGCAACACCTTCTAATACACCATCAATAACAATATCACCATCTAGAACAGCTACACCATCTAATACTCCAAGTAATTCACCATCACGGACACCATCTAATACTCCAAGTAATACACCATCACGTACACCAACAATCACAATTACACCATCCAGAACGGCAACACCATCCAATACACCAAGTAATTCACCATCTCGGACACCATCAAATACTCCGAGTAGAACACCAACTACAACGCAAACACCATCCAATACACCAAGTAACAGTCCATCAAATACACCAAGTAGAACTCCGACTATAACACAAACTCCATCCAATACACCAAGCAATACACCATCCAATACACCATCTAAAAGTCCATCCAACACACCAAGTAAAACACCAACGGTTACACCATCTACAAGTCCAGATTATTCAACGATTACCTATTCTATGACCGAAGCAAATGGTACATATTGGGGAGGTAGTTATTTTTTAGATTGTAATTTTTTAGTTTTAAAAAATAGTTCGGAAATACTACGAGTAACAAGTGCAGCTAGTGGAAATGTTCCCGGAACATTTGTTGCGGGAGATAATGTATATGTTCAGGCGTATGATTTTTTTACAACATATCCACAACCATCAACAGGAACATCAACAATAACTTTGATTGTTACAAATACTACCGATTCAACTACAGTATTTTCGGATACAATTGCATATACGGGAGGAGGAGCAGAGCCACAAGTAATATCCACATCTTTTAATGTAACAAGAGCAAAGAATTATTCTATAAGTGCATATACAACATACACTCCTGTATCAGCAACACCAACACCATCACGCACTCCAACGGTTACACCATCGGTTACACCATCTAAAACACCAACTGCAACTCCATCCGTAACACCAACAAGAACACCATCTACTTCTGGATACTTATACCAAATACAATCGGCAACAATATATCAATGTGATGGATTTGGTAGTTGTACACCGGGTGCGGCAGTTACCGTATCATCGGCTTCTGAATTAACTGTAAATAATTACTACTTTGATTCAGGTGCAGCATTGGTGTTTAGAATAACCAGTACTAGATTTGGGTCAAATGATCCTGCGGACTATAGTATATCCCCAAGTGATGTAACAGGAAGTGAGAATACATACTGTTGTATATAAAATAATACTTTATACATTTTAATGTTTTGGAAATAAAAAATATATTTATTGACAGAAATTCCAAATTTAAAAAATAAAGTATTAAAAAATGGCAGAAAAAATAGTATCACCAGGCGTTTTTACTAGAGAGAACGACCTATCATTTTTAGCACAAGGTGTTGCTAACATCGGAGCCGCATTCATCGGCCCATTCAAGGAAGGTCCTGTTGTTCCTACAATTGTAGAATCGCAGGCAGAATTTGAAACTCTTTTCGGAAATGTAGATGGAACATACTACACTCCAATTGCAGTTCAAAATTATTTAAGAGAAGCAGGTATCGCAACAATTTGTAGAGTTGCAGGTATTGGTGGATATACAGAGCAAAATCCACTTTTATTAACAGTTGCATCTGGATCATTAACAGCATCAGTTGGTATCTTATTTAGTACCGCAAACGGTGATACTGCACAAGGATTTACAGGTGCCACCATAGTAAATAAAGGATTTGGTGATTTTACAATTAGTAGTTCGGCAGCATTATTTAGTGGTTCAACATCAGTTGACTCTGAAGATGCAAATGATATCGAATCTTTGTTTGGTACAAACCCATTAGGAACCAAAGGTGCATATGTTTATGGATTATTCAAAGAGCATAATGTTCCATTGGTAGCTGCAACTACAGCATCTGTAACTGTTTTAGGTGACCAAGATTTCACATTTGATGCACAAGAAGCAGTAACACCTACAATTCAATCTCAATTAATTGCAGGAGAAAGACACGATTTGTTTAAATTCTACACATTGGGTGTTGGAAATGCAGCAAATACAAAAGTAAAAGTTGGTATTACAAATATCAAACCAGCAGGTTCAATCGCAGGTTCTGATTATGGTACATTCTCTGTATTTGTTAGACAGTTTTCTGATACAAATAAGAAAAGAACAATTCTTGAGCAGTTCAATAATGTAACTTTAGATCCAAATTCTCCAAACTACATCGCAAGAGTAATCGGTGATAGAAGTAAATCAATCAGTACAGAAGGTAAAATTTCTGAATATGGTGATTGGTCAAACAATTCAAGATATATTCGTTTGTGGAATAGTAACGATGCTGGATACAAGAATGCAAATGAAATCCCTGTTCAAGCAGTTCCATTCGCACACGCAGCTTATCAATTACCAGTTTCTGCATCTACTGCAGTAAGTGCATTGATACCAACCGCATCATTCGTAACTGCATCTGCAGCACAATATGGTGGTTTGGATTTGGATGGTAACGATGATAACTTGATATATTTGAAACCAATTCCAGTTGGAGCAACGGTTGGAGCAAATGGTGCATACTCACTCGATACATTGGATGGCGTTTCATTAACAGTTTCTACCGATTTATCAAAGAGAAATTTCATAGTATGTTTCCAAGAAGGTTTTGATGGTATGAACCCAGCAACTCCAATTAATTTGGGCGATGATATTACCGCAGGAAATAGCCAAGGATTTGATTTATCTTCAGCAACTGCAAACGGATATCTTGCATATTCAAAAGCAGTAGCAGCTCTTACTAACGCAGACGAGTTTGATATTAATATGGTAGCAACTCCGGGTCTTATTAGAAGATTCCATTCAGGAATTGTAACCGAAGTATTAGAAATGTGTGAAAATAGAGCAGATTGTTTCTACATTATGGATTCTACTTCTTGGAGTGATACACCTGCACAGGCAATCACACAAGCATCAGCAATTGATTCAAACTATGTAGCAACTTACTATCCATGGGTTAAGACTGTAGATATTAATACTAACAAATTGATTCAAGTTCCACCATCAGTATTACTTCCAGGTGTGTTCGCAGCATCTGATAATGTATCAGCTGAATGGTTCGCACCAGCAGGTTTGAATAGAGGTGGTTTGTTGGGAGCAGTTAGTGTTCAAAATAGATTGACTCAGGCTGAAAAGGATGATTTGTATGAAGGTAAGGTAAACCCAATCGTTCAGTTCCCTGGACAAGGTATTGTGGTATTCGGACAGAAGACTTTACAAGATAGACCATCAGCATTAGATAGAATTAACGTAAGAAGATTGTTGTTGACAGTTAGAAAGTTCATCGCATCATCTTCAAGATATTTGGTGTTTGAGCAGAACTCTGCAGAAACAAGACAAAGATTCTTACAAATTGTAAACCCATACTTGGAATCTATCCAGCAAAGACAAGGTCTTTACGCATTCAAAGTTGTAATGGATGAAAGTAATAACACTCCGGATGTAATTGATAGAAACATTCTTAAAGGTGATATTTACTTACAACCTACGAAGACTGCAGAATTCATAGTTCTTGATTTCAACATTCTTCCAACAGGAGCAACTTTTGAAGGATAATTTAAAAAGTATATATTTATAATAAATAAAAAGTAAAGTAAAATGCCACAAATACTAGATTTTAATAAAATTTTCTATACACAGTTCGAACCGAAGCTGGCACACAGATTCATTATGGAAGTGGATGGTATAGAATCATATCTTATAAAAACAGCATCTAGACCAACATTCACATCTGAAGTAGTTGAGTTAGATCACATTAACGTAAAAAGAAAAGTTAAGGGAAAATCTACATGGGAAGATGTTACCATTACTCTTTATGACCCAATTGTTCCATCTGGAGCACAGCAGGTGATGGAGTGGGTAAGACAATCACATGAATCATTGACCGGTAGAGATGGATACGCAGCGTTCTATAAAAAAGACCCTGTATTCTACGCACTCGGACCAGTTGGTGATAAGATTGAACAATGGACTTTGAAAGGAGCATTCATCACATCGGCAAACTTTGGTGAGATGGATTGGTCAAACGCAACAGATCCAGTAAGTATAGAATTAACGTTAGCATACGATTACGCTATTC